CCGGCCCGGGGGGAAGCGACGCGGGGGAGGGCGCTGTCCGGTCCGTCGGGTTCAGAGGTCCACCAGCCGTCACGCAAGGTGACGCCGTTCGTGCTGCGCAACGCAGCGTGGAGGAGTGATCGACATGCCCCGTGGAGGAGCGCGCACCGTATCCGGGCCGCCGCCGGACCCGAACTCGCTGCGGCAGATGAAGGCGGCGGAGAGCGGCGGCTGGAAGACGCTGCCGGCGGACGGCTACACCGGTGAGGTGCCCGAGTGGCCGCTGACCGAGGCGACGCCGCGCGAGGAAGCCATCTGGGCAGACCTGTGGGCGAAGCCGCAGGCGGTTATGTGGGCGGAGCTGGGCCAGGCCCTCGAGGTGGCGCTGTTCTGCCGGACGCTGGCGGAGGCGGAGCGGCCGGACGCCCGCGCGGACATCAAGAAGATGGTGCGTGGCTACCTGGACAGCCTCGGACTGAGCGTCTCCGGCATGCTGCGCAACCGGTGGAAGATCGCCCCGGCCATGGACGCGGTGGTGCTGGACCTCCCGGCGGGTGCTGCGGAGGCGCCGCGGCGCCGTTCGGCCCGTGACCGCATGAAGGTCGTGCCCAGTGGCGAAGGGTCCTGACGCCGGGCCCGAGTTCGTCGTCGACTTCCCCACGCTCTGGATCGTCCCGGACTGGATCGAGGCCCACTGCCCGATCCCGGACGGGTTCCGGCAGGGCGAGGACCTCGAGCTGTACCCGTGGCAGTTGTGGTGCACGGTCAACCACTACCGGGTCCGCCCGGAGGCGACCGAGGGGCAGTTGGCGCCGGCGTTCCACTACCGCCGTAGCCAGATCGTCGCGCCGCAGAAGACCGGCAAGGGCCCGTGGTCGGCGTCCATCACGCTGGCGGAAGCCGCGGGCCCGGTCGTCTTCGCGGGGTGGGCGCGCGGCGGCGAGGTGTACCGGTGCTCGGACCACGGCTGCGCTTGCGGCTGGTGGTATCAGTACGAGCCGGGCGAGCCGATGGGCACGCCGTGGCCTACTCCGCTGATTCAGCTGGTGGCCACGGCGGAGGACCAGGTCGACAACGTCTACCGGCCGCTGCGGAGCATGGTGAAGCTGGGCCCGCTCAGCGAGTTCATGCGGGTGGGCGAGGAGTTCACCCGGGTCGGCGACTCGGGCCGCATCGACACGGTGACGTCGTCGGCGATGTCCCGGCTGGGTAACCCGATCACGTTCGCCAACCAGGACGAGACCGGGCTGTGGACGACGGCGAACAAGCTGCGCCGGGTCGCTGAGACGCAGCGGCGTGGTCTGGCCGGTATGGGTGGCCGGTCGATGGAGACGACGAACGGCTGGGACCCGTCCGAGAACTCGGTGGCGCAGACGACGTCCGAGTCGAAGTCCCGGGACATCTTCAAGTACCACCCGCAGGCGCCAAAGACGCTGTCCTACGGCAACAAGCGGGACCGCCGGAAGATCCATACGATCGTCTACGCCGGGTCCGACCACGTCGACCTGGACGCGATCGAGGCAGAAGCCGCCGAGATCATGGAGAAGGACCCGGCGCAGGCCGAACGGTTCTTCGGTAACCGGTGCGTGTCGGGGTCGGCGGCCTGGCTGGACACGGCGAAGTGGGCGGCCAAGGCCAGCCCGCGGCGCGTGCGCCCGATGACGCGGATCGTCCTCGGCTTCGACGGCAGCGACGTCGACGACTGGACGGCGATCCGCGCGGAGACGATGGACGGCTACCAGTTCACCCCGGTGTACGGGGAGAACGACGAGCCGACCATCTGGAACCCGGCCGACTACGGGGGGCAGGTGCCGCGCGCCGAGGTGCGGGCGGCGATGCAGCAGCTGATGTTCCGCTACGACGTGGTCCGGCTGTACGCGGACCCCCCGTACTGGGAGACCGAGATCGACGACTGGGTCGACCTGTACGGCGAGGAACGCGTCATCCGCTGGCACACCCGGCGCATCGTGGCGATGCACTCGGCGTGCGAGCGGCTGAAGACCGACGTGGTCAAGAAAGACGGGACGTTCACGCACGACGGCTGCCCGACCACGGCGGACCACATCGCCAACACGCGTGCGGCCGCGCGCCCGATGGACCGGTACGTGCTCCGCAAGGCGAGTCCTGTGCAGAAGATCGACGCCACCATCCCGAGCGTCCTCGCGCACGAGGCCCTCGGGGACGTCATCGCGGCCGGCCTGGCAGAGAAGCAGCAGTCCTTTTACTACGGCAGCTGAGAGGGGGCCCGATGGCGACGTATGAACAGGCCCTCCAGCTGGTGCAGCTGCTCGAGGCGGAGCTGATGCAGCGCGAGCGGGACATCCGGATCCACAACGCGTTCTACCGGGGGGACCATCCGCTGAAGTTCGCGTCGGATGAGTTCGCGAAGTTCCACGGGGACCGCTACCGCGACTTCTCCGACAACTGGACGCAGGTGGTGGCCGACTCTCCGGTGGAGCGGATGACCGTGACCGGCTTCCAGGCGTCCGGGGAGACGGACGCCGACGCGGAGCTGTGGAAGGTGTGGCAGGTCAACGGCCTGGACGCCGACTCGCAGCTGGGGTTCCTCGGCTCGGTCACCAACGCCCGCTGCTTCGTGCTGGTGTGGGGTGACCCAGACGACCCGGACATGCCGGTCGTCACGTTCGAGGACCCCTCGCAGTGCGTCATCGCCTACGATCCCGGCTCGCGTCGCCGCCGACGGGCCGCGCTGAAGCGGTGGCAGGACGGCGGTGAGGACTTCGCCACCCTGTACCTCGCCGATGAGGTGTGGAAGTTCTCGAGGCCCCACCTGAACACGGACGGCGACAAGTCGCCGCAGATGCAGGACGTCGATGAGGCGCTGAAGCGGTGGACGCCGCGCGAGATGGGTGACGAGCCCAACCCGCAGCCCAACCCCATGGGCGTGGTGCCGATGGTGGAGCTGCCGAACAAGCCCGCCCTGGCGGCCGACCCGATCAGCGACGTCGGTGGCGTCATCGCCATGCAGAACGCCATCAACCTGCTGTGGGCGCAGCTGTTCACCGCGTCCGACTACGCCAGCTTCCCGCAGCGGGTCATCATGGGCGCCGAACGGCCGGTCATCCCGAAGCTGAACAGCCAGGGCGAGGTCATCGGCACGCAGCCGGTCGACATCGAGAAGTTCGCCGTGGACCGCGTGATGATGTTCAACGGCAAGGACGTCCGCATCGGCGAGTGGCAGGCCGCCAACCTCACCATGTACACCGGCATGATCGAGGTTGCCGTGGGGCACCTCGCCGCGCAGACCCGCACCCCGCAGCACTACCTCATCGGGAAGATGGCCAACCTCGCCGAGGGGGCGCTGCTGGCCGCTGAGACCGGGCTGGTGAAGCGGGTGGAGGAGAAGCAGACCTGGTCCGGGCAGGGCCTGCGGGAGATGGCCCGCCTGATCGCCCTGGCCCGCGGCGAGGACGACAAGGCGCAGGCACTGCGCTCTGGACGCGTCCTGTGGAAGGACGCAGAGTCCCGCAGCCACGCGCAGCTGGCGGACGCGCTGCTGAAGCTGAAGCAACTCGGCTTTCCGTTCAAGTGGCTGGCCCTGAAATACGGACTCACCCCCACCGAGGTCGCCGACATCATGGTCATGCGGATGGAGGAGCTGGAGGCCGACCCGGTCACCGAGCTCACCCGACAGCTCGGTGGAGTCCCCGGCCAGGGTGGCGGCCCGCCGCCCGAGGACGACGAGTCCGACGAGGGTGAGGAGCCGGCGGCGTGAGCCCGACCCCGGAGGCGGTCGCGCACATGGAGGCGCGGCAGCGTCTCGCTATCGCTACGGCCCTGGCCACACATCGCGTGTGGCGGCGCCTGGACCAGGACAACCTGGTGCAGTCGTGGGCTGGCCTGCTGGGCGACGTCCTCGCCATCGTGATGTCCGGGCAGCTGACCGCCGCGCAGATGACCGGCCCGTGGCTGAACAGCCTGCTGGGCGTGGAGAACGAGGACCGGCCGGACGCCGGACGCCCGATTCCGGAGGCGTTCGCCGGTGTCGACGGCGCGGGCCGCCCGCTCGCCGGGGTGCTGATGGCGCCGATCTGGACGGCACTGCGTCTGGTCACCGCGGGGCGGCCGATCGTGCAGTCCCTGGTGGCCGGGCGGTCGCTGCTGGACGCCATCGTCCGCACGGCGGTGGCGGACACGGGGCGGGCCGCCGACTCGGTGGGCATGACCGCCCGCCCGTCGGTGACCGGCTACATCCGTGTGGTGGAGGGCGGCGCCTGTGACCGCTGCATCGTCCTGGCCGGGAACGAGTACCACACCGACAAAGCGTTCCTGCGGCATCCGCGCTGCAACTGCGGCATGGAGCCGGTCACCCGGGAGCACCGGCCCAAGCCCGCGTCGCCGAAACAGCTGGTGGCGCAGATGTCCGAAGCCCAGCGGCGGAAGACGTTCGGTGAGGCCGGCGCGAAGGCCCTCGCGGAGGGCGCCGACCTGGGCCAGCTGGTGAACGCCCGCCGCGGCATGCAGTCGGCGTCCGTGCTGGGCGGCCGGGCCATCACCACCACCGAGGGCACGGTGCGCGGCGAGTTCCGCCGCCGGGAGTTCCGCCGGCTGCAAGCCGAGGGCGCCATCCCGCGGTCGCGGTCGATGCGCGGTTTCCGCCCGACCGTGGCCCGGCTGATGCCGGAGGAGATCTACCGCCAGGCCGACAACCGCGAGCACGCCGTCCAGCTGCTCCGCACTCACGGCTACATCGTCTGACCCGCCCGCACGCAATGCCCGGGCCCGCACCCGCAATGGGAGACATCATGACCACGCCCGCCCCTGCCGTTGAGCCCGCCGTCGACGACGACCTGGACCCGGCAGCCGAACCCGCCGAGCCGGACGCCGTCGACCCGGCTGCCGTGGACGACCCGGACGCCGACCCGGACGGCGCCGACCAGCTCGGTGACCCGGGCAAGAAGGCCCTGGACACGATGAAGGGCAAGCTGAAGGCGGAACGCGAGCGGCGCCGGGCCCTCGAGGCCCAGCTGGCCGAACGCGACAAGCCGGCCGACGGCGACCAGCCCGACCCGGACGCCCTCGTGCGGCAGGCCGAAGCGCAGGCCCTGGCCCGCGTGAACGAGCGTCTGGTGAAGGCGGAGGTGAAGGCCGCCGCCGCGGGCAAGCTCGCCGACCCGGCCGACGCGCACCGCTTCCTGGACCTGTCCGCCTTTGAGGTCGACGACGACGGCAACGTCGACGCCGACGAGGTCGCCGACGCGATCGACGACCTGCTCAAGTCCAAGCCCTACCTGGCCGCGCAAGGCGGCACCCCCAAGCCGCGGTTCCAAGGGACCGCAGACTCCGGCGCCCGCAAGGGGAATGCTCGGCCCTCCCAGCTCACCGAGGCGGACGTCAAGCGTCTGTCGGCGGCGGGCAAGCACGCCGAGATCGTCAAGGCCCAGAACGAGGGCCGCCTGGACGACTACCTCGGCTCCACCCGGTAACCCCCTTCGAGGAGAAGTCTCATGGCCATCAGTGCCTTCAAGCCGGAAGTCTGGAACGCCAACCTCCTGGTCACCCTGGAGAAGTCGCACGTCTACGCGGCGCCCGGCGTCGTCAACCGCGAGTACGAGGGTGACATCGCCAACTACGGCGACACCGTCCACATCGTGGGCCTGGCGGAGCCGACCATCGGCACCTACACCCCGCACGTCGACATCACCATCGAGGACGTCGACGACACCGACGCCACGCTGCTCATCGACCAGAGCAAGTACTTCGCGTTCGAGGTCGACGACGTGGAGAAGCGCCAGGCGTTCAACGGCGGCCGCGTCCTGACCGAGCAGGCCCGCAAGGCCGCCTACAAGCTGCGCGACGTCGCCGACGCCTACGTTGCCGGCCTCATGGCCGCCGGCGTGGACGCAGGCAACCTGGTCGCGGAGCAGACCCTGTCCGCCGCCGCCGACGCCTACGACCTGCTGGTCGACCTCGGCACGATCCTCGACGAGGACAACGTCCCCGACGACGGCCGCTGGGTGGTCGTCACGCCCGCCTTCTACGGCCTGCTCAAGAAGGACGACAGGTTCGTCGGTACGGGCGACGCCCAGGCCGCGGCGACCCGCACGAACGGCTTCGTCGGTGAGGCGGCCGGCTTCACCATCCGCAAGTCCAACAACGCCCCCGCCGGCCCGGGCGCGGGCGCGGGCAAGCTGGTCATCGCCGGGTACAACGGCGCGGTGACCTACGCGGAACAGATCAACAAGACCGAGGCGACCCGTAAGGAGAAGGGCTTCGCGGACATCGTGAAGGGCCTGCACCTGTACGGCGCGAAGGTCGTCCGCCCGACGGGCCTGGCCGCTGCGGATGTGATCATCTGATGGGCGGCAATGAGCTGAACGATGGCGATGAGGTCCTGCTGCGCGGCAGCGCCGGCGCCCTGTTCCGGGTGACCGTCGGCCAGCCGTTCACGCGCGACCTCATCGAGCGGCGCCTGAAGTCCGGCGAGTGGTCGTGGCCGGGCAGCGAGCCCGATGCCGCACAGGCGGGCGGGCCCGAGCCGCGGACCGAGGTGAAGTCCAAGCCCAGTGACCGGCCCGGAGACGAAGGCCCGCAGCCGCGGACCGAGTTCGCATCCGACTCCGAGGACCGCGACGGCGAGGACGGCCCCAGGCCGCGCCAGGAGCTCGTCTCCGGACCCGAATCCGACACGGACCCGGACCGGCCCGCCCAGAACGCGCCGAAGTCCGAGTGGATCGCCTACGTGGCCCGCACGCAGCACATGTCCCGCGAGGACGCGGCGAACTACACCAAGGCCGACCTGATCGACATGGCCAAGTAGCAGGGAAGGGGACGCCGTGGCGCTGGACCCGCTCGCAACGGTGGCCGACCTCGAGGCCCGCGGCCTGACCGTGGACGCCTCGGAGACGGCCGTCGTGAACGTGTACCTGGGCGTGGCGTCCGCAGCGGTGCGGGAGGCGGCCGGTACGGCCATCACCCGCACCACGTCCACCATCACCCTGGAGGGCGTGCCCGGACAGCGGCTGACGCTGCCCGGCCCGCCCATCGTGTCCGTCGACGCGGTCACCGTGGACGGCCGCACCGTCACCGGCTGGAGGCTCGTCTCCGGGCGCCTGTGGAACGCCGCCGGCTGGACGGGCCGCGACCCGTCCGAGGTGGAGGTCACCTACACCCACGGCCTGCTCGCCGTACCGGACGACATCGTCGACCTGGTGTGCCGGATGGTCGCGGCCGCACTGCTGGCGTACCGGTCGGAGGACGGCGGCGCCGGTTTGGCCGCCGACAAGGAGATCACCTCCGAGCGGCTCGGGGACTGGTCCGTCACCTACGGGGCCGACGGCCGGGTCACCGAGATGGAGCTCACCCAGGCCTGGCGGGACCGGCTCGCGGCCCGGTTCGGGAACAGCGTCACGGCGCTGATGTCCCGATGAAGGGCATCGGCCGGCACTTCAACCGCACCCTTCAGGTGTGGCGCACGACGACCGTGGACGACGGCGCGGGCGGTGAAGAGGTCACCACCGCGCAGGTCGGCACGGTCCGCGCGAAGGTCGACCAGCCATCCCCCACGGAGCGGCTGATCGCCCAGCAGACCGGGTCCCGCCACTCCCACAACGTGTACCTGTCCGCGCGCGCGGACGTGCGGCGCGGCGACGAGCTGCGCGGCACGGACGCCCTGGGCACCGCCCAGCGGTTCCGCGTGCAGTCCGTGGTGCAGCCGTCCACACCGGTCTACTCCAAGGCCGAAGTGGAGCTGACCCAGTCCCAGCAGGAGAGCTGATGGAACAGCCGCACATCGCCGCCGAGGCGCACGAGTGCAAGGAACGGGCCGAGGATCCGAAGCTGCCCACGGACGAGCGGCTGGTGTGGGCGCAGCTGGCGACGGCCGCCGAACTGGCCGCCATCCGCAAGCTGCTGGCCAAGGGCCGCCGCTGACCTGAGAGGGGGCGCCGTGGCAGCACGACGTAGAGGCCGTGGCGGCGGCGGACGCGGGCGCGGCGGGGGCACCACCATCACGGTGGAGGTCATCGGCACGGACCGGCTGAGGTCTCAGCTGAACGACCTGCGCACCGATATCCGGCTGGCCGCCTTCGAAGCGCTACGGGAAGCCGCACGGGCCATCGTGGAGGACACCAAGGGCAAGGTCGCCAAGGACACCGGAAACCTCCAGGAGAGCGTCAACGCCCGCTTCCACAACAACCAGCTCCTGGCAGAGATCGGCTGGTGGGATCTGGACGACCTCTACGCGTACTGGCAGGAGCTCGGCACCCGACGGCGGCCGCCGAACCCTGCCCTGGTCCCCGCCCTAGAGGCGGAGCGGGCGAAGATCGGCGACCGGATCAACTCCAAGGTGGGGGCGGTGCTGCCGAGATGACGACACCCACCGCGCCGGAGGCGATGCTGCCGATTCAGCGGGCCCTCTACGGCCGGCTGACCGGGGACACCGAGCTGATGAGCACCGTCACGGGCGTCTTCGACTACGTGCCCGAGGACGACGTCTATCCGTTCGTCGTCATCGGTGAGGCGACCGAGATCCCCGACAACCGGCACGGCGGGTACGGCCGGCAGACCGTGGTGACGCTGCACGTGTGGACGCGCTACCGCGGCCATTCCAAGGGCCTGGCCATCGCCGCCCAGATCACCGCGCTGCTGGACCACCAGCCGCTCACCATCACCGGGCTTGACCACATCGTCACCCGGTTCGAGTTCTCGCAGACCCTCACCGATCCGGAGCCTCCCGGCGACATCCGGCACGTGGTGCTGCGCTACCGGGTGGTCACCGAACAACCGGCCTGACCACCTCCCACCCCTCGCCCCGAGCCCAGACGGCCGGGGCTTTCTCATGCCTGAGGAGGCACCGGCATGTCCGGAATCAACGCGTTCGGAACGCAGCTCAAGCGGGGCGACGGCCAGGAGGTGGAGGTCTTCACGGCCATCGCCGACGCCACCGGGATCTCCGGCCCGGGCCTGTCCCGGGAAACCGTCGACGTCACCAGCCACGGCTCCCCGGACGCCTGGATGGAGTTCCGCGGCGGCCTGAAGGACGGCGGCGAGGTGTCCGTCGACATCAACTACCAGCCCGCCGTGCACGACCTCCTGGTCGCCGACCTCGACGACGACGAGCCGCGCAACTACCAGCTCGTCTTCCCCGACGACCCGACCACGCCGACCACCTGGGCGTTCGCCGCCATCATGACCGGCTTCGAGCCGGACGCCCCCTACGACGACAAGCTGTCGGCGTCGCTCACCTTCAAGGTGACCGGCAAGCCGACCCTGTCCTGACCCGGAAGGACGCCGGTATGGCTCTTCTGTCCCGCGCCCAGATCGACGGCGCCGACGACCGCAAGTGGGAGGACGTCCCCGTCCCCGAGTGGGGCGGCGAGGTGCGCCTGCTGGGCCTGTCCGGCACGGCCCGCAACGCGTATGAGAAGTCCCTCGTGCAGCTCGGGCCGAACGGCTCCGTGCAGCGGGTGAACCTGGAGAACTCCACGGCCCGCCTGGTCGCCATGTGCCTGGTCGACGAGAACTTCGAGCGGCTCTACACCGACAAGGAAGTGGTGGAGCTCGGGCGGAAGAACGGCGCCGTCCTCCAGCAGCTCCACCAGGTCGCGCAGCGGCTGTCCGGGCTCGGCAAGAAGGCCGTGGAGGCCGCGGAGGGAAACTCCGAAGCCGCCCCGAGCGGCAGTTCTACTTCCGACTAGCCCTCGCCAAGGGCCTGTCCGTCGCTGAGCTGCTGCGCACGCACACCTCGGAGGAGCTCACCGAGTGGATCGCCTACGAGCGGATCACCGGCCCCCTCGGGGCGGCCCGCGGCGACGTGCAGATGGCGATGCTCGCCTCGGTCATCGCCAACGCCAACCGCGGCAAGGGCTCCCGCGTGATGAAGCCGGCCGACTTCCTGCCGAAGTGGGACCGCGGCGCGCAGCAGGACTGGCGGCAGATGCTCGCCACCGTCAAGGGCATCAACCGGCACCTGGGCGGCTCCGACACCAGCAAGGGAGGCGGCCGTGACGGTCCTTGATGAGGTCCTGGTCCGGCTCGGCATCGACGCGTCCGGCCTGGACCAGGGCAGCCAGGACGCGGCCGGACAGGTGGAGAACAACCTGTCCACCATCGCGGCCGGCGCGGCCGGTATCGCCGTCGGCGGGCTGTTCCTGGCCGGCCTGCAGTCGGCCATGGACATCACCACGGCCACGACCAATCTGCAAAACCAGCTGAGCCTGACCGAGGGGCAGGCACAGCAGGCCGGGCAGATCGCCGGTGACGTCTTCGCGCAGGGCTTCGGCGAGTCCGTCGTGACCGTCGCCGACTCGCTGGCCGCCGTGTCGCAGAACATGGGCGGCTTCACCAGCATGAGCAAGGGCGAGCTGACCGAGCTGACCCGGCAGGCCGAAGCTCTCGCGGCCACCTTCAAGTTCGACGTCGCCGAGTCGACGCAGGCCGCCGGCGAGCTCATCAAGACCGGCATGGCCAAGAACGGTCAGGAAGCTTTCGACCTCATCACGGCGGCGGCGAAGAAGCTGCCGCCCGCGCTGCGGGAGGAGATCCCCGCGGTCACCCGCGAGTACTCCCAGTTCTTCGACCAGCTCGGATTCACCGGTCCGCAGATGATGGGCCTGCTCGCCGAGTCCGCCAAGTCGCCCGTGTTCGAGATCGACAAGGTAGCGGACACCCTCAAGGAGCTCACGCTGCGGCTCGCGGACACAGACGCGGTCGCGGACCCGCTGAAGGAACTGAAGCTGAATGTCGAGGACATTCAGAACCTAATCAACACGGGCAAGGGCACGGAGGCGCTGGACCAGATCACCACCGCGCTGGCCGGGGTGGAGGACCAGACCGACCGGACGCGGCTCGCGGCCGCGCTCATGGGCGGCCCGGGCGAGGATGCTCAGGCAGTCCTTGAGGGTCTCGGCAAGGCCGGCGGGATCGCCTCGCTGGGCCTGGACGATACGGCTGGTTCCGCCAAGGCGGTCGCCGACAACATGGCAGCCTCGCCGGGTCAGGCCTGGAACAGCATCATGCGGACGCTGTCCACGACGCTCGGGGAGGCGCTCGGGCCGACGCTGTCGTCGGTGTCGCAGTTCCTGGCAGAGAACTCCGGGCTGGTGAAGGCCGCCATCCCCGTAGTCTTCGCGCTCGCGGCGGCCCTGGGAATCTGGGCGATCGGCCTGTGGGCGGTCAACTCCGCGTTCTTCGCGAACCCGATCACGTGGATCATCGCGGGGATCGTCGCCCTGGTCGCCATCATCGTGGTGATCGCCACCAAGACGACCTGGTTCCAGGACACCTGGAAGGCCATGTCGGGTGCCGTGGTCGCCGCCTGGGACTGGCTGTGGGCGAAGGTGTCCGGCGCCCTGTCCGCCGCCGGATCAGCCATCTCCTCCGGGGTGACCTGGGTGGTCAACAAGGTGATGGGCATCTTCGGCTGGTTCGCCGCGCTGCCGGGCCGCGTCTCGGGCTGGTTCGGCCAGGTCCGCTCCGGTGCGGTCGACCGGGTGATGTCCCTGGTGTCGTGGCTGCGCGGCCTGCCGGGCCGGATCACCAGCGCGGTCGGCAACCTCGGCCGGCTGCTGCTGAACGCCGGACGGGACATCATCCGCGGCCTGATCAACGGAGTCTCGTCGATGATCGGGTCCCTGAAGTCGAAGTTCAGCTCGATCACGTCCATGATCCCCGACTGGAAGGGGCCCATGACGGTCGACCTGAAGCTGCTGGCCCCGTCCGGGCAGGCGCTCATGTCCGGCCTCATGGACGGCGTCGACGACCAGCTCCCCGCCTTCGAGCGGCAGCTGAACGGTGTCACCGACAGCATCCCCGGCAACCTCAACACGTCCGTCTCCGCCGCCGCCCGCGCGGCCGTGGAAAAGAAGCTGACGATCCAGTTCGTTGGCAGCGAGGACGACTTCAACCAGTTCATGCGCCGCTCGGTCGTCGTCAACGGCGGCGGCAGCGTGCAGAGGGCCTACGGGCAAGGGAGGGGGTAGCGGGTGGACATCACCACCGAGCTCAACCTGGGCGGCACCTGGACGGACATCAGCGACGACGTCCGCACGGCCTCCGACATGACCGGCACCCGCGGCCGATCCTCGTGGGCGTCCGAGGCGGACCCGTCGAAGTACGTGTTCGCCCTGGACAACCGGGACGGCAGATACTCCCCGCGGAATCCTCTGTCGCCGTACTACCGGCAGCTGTCCCGCAACACGCCCCTCCGTATCTCGGTGCCGGGGGCGTCCAGCCACCTGGAGATCTACGACGACACCGGCACCGTCACCACCCCGCACAGCGACCAGCTGAACATCGCCGGGGACCTGGACGTGCGGATCGAGGTCGACGCCACCCTGACCGGCGCCCTCTCCAACCAGACCCTGATCGGAAAGTGGTCGCAGGTCGCGGAAGAGCGGCAGTGGCTGCTGTCGGTGTACTACGGCTACCTCCGGTTCCGGTTCATCGACACCACCGGCACCGAGCGCAACGCCTTCCAGCACATCGCCGGATACGGCGGCAACGTCCTGCGCGTCACCCTGGACGCCGACAACGGCAGCGGCGTCTGGACCGTCAGGTTCTGGCAGGCCGCCGAGTGGGGCGCCCCCTGGACGTCGGTGTCCCTGCCGCTCACCGCGTCCGGGCCCGGCCCGCAGGCGGTGACGTCCGGGCCGCTCGCCATCGGCATCAACGACCCCACCGGCGCCCCGCCGCGGACCCCGTTCCTCGGCTACTGCTACCGCGCCCAGGTGCGGCGCGGCATCAAGGGCCCCGTCATGGCCGACGTCGACTTCCGTACCGTCCCGGCCGGGGCGGCCGGCTTCACCGACGCCACCGGCAACGTGTGGACCCTGGCCGGCGGCGCGCAGATCGCGGCCAGGAACTACCGCTTCCACGGCGAAGTGTCCGAGTGGCCGGCCGAGACGGACGACTCCGACACCGACAGCATCGTCCGCGTCACCGCCCAGTCGCTGAAGCGGCGCCTGGACTCCGGCCGGGACCCCCTCCAGAGCGTCCTGGCCCGACGGCTGCCCGGCTACCTGCCGCGCGCCTACTGGCCGCTGGAGGAAGGCGCCAACGCAGGCCAGGCGTACAGCCCCATCGACGGGGTGAAGCCGGCGACCGCCCTGAACATGAACTTCGCGTCCGATTCCACGCTGCCGTCGTCGGCGGCGCTGCCCACCGTGGCCACGCAGAGCGGGGCCGTCACCTCCCGCCTGTCCGGGCAGGTGCCCGCGGGCGGCTCGTCGACGTCCTGGTCGGTGTACTGGCTGTACCGGATGAACAGCCAGCCGTCGGCCTACTCCTCCTACATGTCGATCCAGACCGGCGGGAGGGTGCGGGACTGGCGGATCCAGTTCTCCGGCATCGCCGGCGCGAACTCCCGGATCCTGGGCTACGACAGCGAGGGCGTGGCCGTCGTCAGCATGCTCATCAACACCGGCCCCGACCTGTTCAACCAGTGGGTGCTGTGCCGGTTCTGGGGATCGCAGTCCGGCGGCACGGTCACCTGGGGGATGTCCTGGAGCGACATCAACGGCAACGGCGGCTCGGTCGGCGACAGCCACACCGGGACCCTCGGCCGGGTCACCTCGGTCGGCTCCCCGCCCACCGGGTGGAGCCAGGGCGTCGACGGGCTCGCCCTCGGACACATCACCGTCTGGGACGGCACCAGCACCGAGGCCTACTCCAACCCGAACACGACCGGGACCGGCCCGGGCACGGGCAACCTGCTGGAGGCCTACGCCGGCGAGTACACCTTCGACCGCCTCACCCGCCTCGCGTGGGAGAACGACATCCCCCTGGCCGTGCGCGGCGTGCGCTACGCGGGGGAGCGCGTGGGCTCCCAGCCGGTCGACACGTTCCTGACCGCCCTGCGCAGCGGCGCGGACGCCGACGGCGGCATCCTCATGGACCAGCGGGCCCGCAACGGGTTCCTGTACCTCGCCCCCTCGGTGCTCCAGAACCAGACGCCGAAGCTGGTCCTGGACTACATCGCCCCCGGCCACGTCGTCGGCACGTTCCAGCCCGTCGACGACGACTCCGCCCTGGAGAACGACAGCACGGTCCAGCGGGAGGGCGGCAGCTCGGGCCGGTACGTGAAGACCGAGGGCTCCCTGAACGTCAACCCGCCCGAGACCGACGAGGACGGGGTGGGCCGGTACGCCAAGAGCGTCACCCTCAACCTCTTCAGCGACGCGCAGTGCGAGGGCCTGGCGGCGTGGCGTGTCCACCTCGGCACGTGGGACGAGGCCCGCTTCCCCACCCTCACCGTGGACGCCCGCGCGGTCCTCGCCCAGCTGCCGGGGGTCGCCGAGCTCGACGCCGGCGACGTGATCCTGCTGCGGAACGTGCCGACGAAGTACTCCTTCAACGACCTGTATCTGCTGGTCCAGGGCTACAACGAGGTCCTGAACCAGTTCGAGTGGCGGATCACGTTCAACTGCGTGCCCTATGGGCCGTGGATGACGGCCGTCACCGGGGAGGCCCGCGCCGACACCTCGGGCAGCACGCTCGCCGTGCCGGCCACCGCCACCGCCACGACGCTCCAGGTCGTCAACGAGGGCGTCCCGTGGGCATGGTCGTCCGTCTTCCCCGGCGACTTCCCCATGGACATCGTGGTCGACGGCGAGCGGATGACCTTGACCGCGGTCACGGGCGCCCTCGAGGACGCCTTCGCCCGCACCGTCACCCCGGGCTGGGGCAGCGCGGACACCGGGCAGGCCTGGCAGACCAGCGGCGGCACGAGCGCCGACTACCAGGTCACTGGCGGGTATGGCGGCCACCGGCTGGCGTCCGCCAACCTGTCCCGCCGCAGCTTCACCGGCTTCACGCACGCCGACGTCGACGCCTGCGTCAGCATCACCCCGTCCGCGGCCGCCACCGGAGGCTACCTGTCCGGAGGACTGACCGGCCGCTACATCAACAGCGACAACATGTACATGGCCCGCCTCGCCTTCAACAGTACGGGCAGCATGACGCTCACCCTGCGCAAACGGGTCACCGCCACCGAGACGGAGCTCGGCTCGTACACCCTGCCGATGAACTACAGCGCGGGCACCTACTACCGGCTGCGGTTCCAGGTGGCCGGGTCGACGCTGCGCGCCAAGGCGTGGCCGGCCGCCGACTTGGAGCCCGGCAGGTGGCACGTCGAGGTGACGGACACGGACATCACCACGTCCACCTACATCGGTGTGCGGTCGATCTCCGCCAGCACCAACACCAACAGCAACCCGGAGATCCGCTACCGGGATCTGCGGGTGATCAGCCCGCAGACGTTCACCGTCGTCCGCTCCGTCAACGGCGTCGTCAAGGCGCAGCCGGCCGGTGCCCGGGTGTCCCTGTTCCAGCAGCCGTTCACGGCCCTCACCGAGTAAGGAGACGCCCACGTGCAGTGGCTCAACGGGCTCAAGATCACGCCGGAACGGCTGATGGACAACACCGCCGACGAGATCATCACCACGGGGCTGTCCGTGCCCGCCGGCTGGACGGTGTCCTCCTTCACCGGCATCCGCGTGCACGGCATCACCGAGGTCGACATCTTCATGACCCGGACCGGCGCCGACATCACCGAGTCGTCCGCCGGGTCCGGCAACATCACCGGCGACCCGGTCATGTGCACCCTGCCGTCCGACTGGGCGCCCCCGCGCGCGGTGAACGCCACCTGGGGCAACGGCACCACCGACGGCGAGGCCACCATCGTCACCTCCGGGGACGTGCAGCTGCGGTCCATCTCCGGGTCCGCGGGCATCGCCACCGGCACCAACGTCCGCGTCACCTGCATGTGGATCAGCGAGTCCCCAGGACGTCGCGTCGCCGACGTCACCACGGACGTCACCACGTTCACCGAGGCGGGCCTGTTCTGGGTGACCGGCGCGGCCGGCGACGGCACCTCGGACGACCGGTGGGCGATCCAGGCCCAGCTGGACGCCGCCCGGGACGCGGGCGGCGGCACGGTCGTCATCCCCGCTGGGAAGACCTACGGCGTCGGCACCTTCCTCGTCGTCTACGACAACACGACGATCTGGGCCTACGGCGCGACCATCAAGGCCATCGGCAACAGCGGCATCCTGCGGAACTTCACCAGCTCGGAGACGTTCGCCGGATACGCCGGGCACTCCCGCATCCAGGTCCTGGGCGGCACCTGGGACGGCAACGCAGCCTCCGGCGGCGTCGGCACCGTCACCGGCATGACCAACGTGATGGGCTGGGTGCACTGCTCGGACATCACCGTCCGCGACGCCACCATCAGCAACGTCTCCAGCGCGCACGCCTGCGAGTTCAACTCGACCGACGGCGGCCGCGTCCTGAACTGCCGCTTCGAGGGCTTCAAGGACAACAGCGGCGACGCCTCCCGCGGCTTCGCCGAAGCCGTCCAGATCGACCTCGCCAAGTCCGGGTCATCCTCGATCGGCCTGTTCGACAACACCCCGAGCCGGAACATCGTGGTGCAGGGCTGCTACTTCGGCCCGTCCTCGAGGCTCGGCACGTTCGGCCGGGCGGTCGGCTCCCACACCACCGCGTCCGGCACGTACTTCGAGAACATCCAGGTCATCGGCAACCGCATCAACGGCGCCATCCAGGAAGGCATCCACGCCTACGGCTGGCGGCGCGCGGTCATCGCCGACAACATCATCACCGGCACCGGCATGGCCGGGATCAAGGTGACCGGCCCGGACCCGGCGACCGCCGGCTACACGCTGCTCCCGGACACCCCCGACATCCACGGCAACGTCATCGACACCAACGCCACCGAGAGCGGCATCCACGTCATCGGCTACGCCACCGCCCTGATCCGCGGGGTGACACTCCAGAGCAACACGGTGAGGTCGTCCGGCAGCATCGGTCTGCGGGCCGAGTACTGCACCAGCCCGTCCATCACCGGCAACACGGTGGACGCCACCAGCAGCACGGGCATCCTGGTGCAGGGATGCACGGACGCCGCAGTGTCCGGGAACACGCTGCGCAACACGGGCAGCAACGCCATCAACTTCACGGCCTCTGTGGGCGGCTCGGTCACCGGCAACACGGTGAACGGCACCAGCAGCAACTTCGGGGTGTTCGTCGGTGCGACGGGCGGTGTCTCGTCCACGGACGTGCTGGTGTCCGGGAACATGGTCACCGCCGCCGCGTCCGCCGGGATCCGCCTGTCGACCGGGGCGGTGCGCTGCACTGTCCAGGGCAACAAGGTCCGCAAGGGCTCTGGGGCGACCGTCAACGGCATCACCCTCGACGCTTCCGCCACCGCCTGCTGGATCGCCGGGAACGACCTCTCCGGGAACTCCTGGACGGCGGGGGTCGCCATCGTCGCCTCGACGGCCGCTCCGAAACTCGACTTCGCCGGCGGCACCACGTCCCCCGGCCACAACCTGATCTGACCACGCGGGAGATGTTCATGCCTCAGTCCGAGGACACGGCGGTGGCGGTCGAACTGGCGCAGATGCGTGGGGCGATCGACACCGGCTTCGCCACCCTGAACGGCCGCCTGGACACCGCACTGCAACGCACCGCGCAGACCGAGAAGGACCTCGCGCAGGCGGAGCAGCGCATGACCGGCGACATCACCGCCCTGGAGTCCAGGACGTCGCAGGAGCTGAACAAGCTCGATACGCGTGTGGCGACGCTGGAGCGGGCCCGCTGGCCGCTGCCGTCGCTGGCCGCTGTGGTGGCTTTGGGCGGGCTGGGGCTGTCTCTGTGGACTGCTCTGGGCCGATGAACACGACGACGCCCCCTTCCTGCCCTTCACGGGGCGGGGAGGGGGCGTTCGTCGTTTCCGGGGCTACCTGGGGAGCTGGTTACGGGTGTTCGCCAGCAGGCCGCGCGTCGTCGTATTCACCTGGCGCTGATCCTGAACGACGGTGCCCTGATAGACGTTCGTGGTGGACGACCGCTTGGCCTGCGAGATGGCGGCGCCGATGGCGGTGGTCACAGCGGCGATGCCGATGAACGGAGCGGCGATGGCGATGACTCCGAGCAGGGTCACGGAGGACAGCCCGCGGAAGATGAGCCAGGCTCCGCAGCCGATGCCGGTGACGCCGGCGCCGATGCCGATGGACGCGACGGCGATTCCGGCGGCCCACTGGGGGACGCTGCGGGAGTCGGGCTGGGGGACGGGCAGCGCACTGCCGACGGCGGGCACGGGCGTCTCGTCTCGGTAGGCGGTGGGGGTGCGCATGGCGTCCTCGACGGCGGCGAGGAAGGCGCGGGCCTGGTCGTCCAGGGCGGGCTGCCCGGCCGCGTCGGCGGCGGGCTGCTGCGGGTCGGGCAGCGGGTTCACGGCGGTTCCTCTCGGGTTCATGACGGGTCTGACGTCAGGCGGGGCGTGACACCCATTCCCATAGGCGGGAGCGGGTGTCACGCGCCCTGACAGTGCTGGTTGACGTGCGCTGACGTCAGGCGTTGGACATCTGCGGGACGATCCGCCAGCGGCCCCGCCCGGCGTCCGCCAGGCGGCCCTCGAGGTAGGCCTCCTTCAGCCGCTCGGACACCCACGGGCGGGAGAGCTGGTTGCGGTCGCACCAGTCCCGGAAGTCCTTCGGGCCGATCACCATGGTTCCTGCGGCCTCGAACTCCTCGAGGGCCTGCGCGAACAGCCGGCGGGCCTCGCCCGGGTCCGGCTTGTAGCCGGTCTCCTGGACCAGCGGCACGTCGTCGCCGTCCTCCAGCTCGGGCAGCTCCTGCTCGGGGTCGATGTTCTCGTCTTCGGCATCGACCAGCGGCTCGGTCTCGTCGTTCATGTCGTCGTCCTCGGTGTCGGGGGCGTCCACGTCCACGCGGCGCCGGTCGGTGTAGGCGCGGCCGGCCACGGTCTGAGCGGCCTTCTCGGTGACCGGGTCGACCTGCGCTCCGTTACGGGCGAACCACTGGGCGATGGTCTCCATCAGCGACACGGACTCTTCGGTGAACCAGCGGGTGCGGCCCGGGTCGGCGTACCTGTCCTCGGGGATGCCGGGGGCGACGAGGTAGTTGTAGCCGGGGCGGCGGTTCGCCCACCGCTCCGGTGCGGCACCCGCGTCCAGGACGGTGTCGGGCAGCATGAACCCGGCCGCGGTGGCGTTGGGGACGCCGAAGCACAGCCGGCCGCCCAGGGCGTCCCTGGTGGTGGTGCTGATCTGGTCGTGGCTGGGCCGCTGAAGCGACACGATCAGCGCCATGCCCGCCGACCGGGCCAGGTTCGCGATGGAGTTGAACGCGTCGTCCCCGAGCAGGCCCAGGGAGACTCCGGCTTCCTCGAACCAGACGACGTGGAACGGCAGGCCGGGGCAGCCGCACGCGGTGCCGTCGTCGTGGCACGAGTGCTTCGGGTCGGTCTGCTTCTGCGCGGTCGCAGCCTCCCACTGCCGGTACTTGTGGGAGCCCAGCCACTTCGTCCGGGCGGGGATGACGGCCTTGACCGTCTCCACCATGAGCTCGGTGTCCGGGCCGGAGCTGACGGCCCAGTCGTAGGCGGGCAGCAACGGACGGAAGTCCTGGAACTCCTTCGGGTCGGACAGCCACACGATGACGTCCTTCCTGGTCAGGATCTCCGTCATCAGGTTCAGGGCCCCGTCCCCCTTGCCGGAGCCGGTCATGCCCGCGATCAGCAGGTGCGTGGCGTTGCGGCCCTGCTGGGGCTCGCCGGGCAGCCACAGGGCCAGCGGCGCCCCGTCGTCGTACACGCCGAGGATCAGCGGATCGGTGATGGATCCGCCCGGGAAGGCGGGCCCTTCCTCTTCCCAGCGGACCGTGTCGGCGAGCATGTCCCGGGGGACGATGACCAGATCACCGCGCCGCTCGGAGTCCGGGTTGGGCTGGTAGCGCACCGCGGTACGCGGCACGTCCAGCGCGGACGCGATCCCCGGCAGCGCCTTGGCGACGTCGTCGTTGGTCTGCGTGCCGGCGTCCAGCAGCAGCGGCGCGGTGACCCGGTTCGGCTCGACCTTCGCCGCGCCGATCTGCGCGCGGGCCAGACCCACTCGCTCCAGCAGGCCCTTGTCGGCGCTCTCACCAGCAGGGTCCGAGGTGCGCAGCGTCAGCCGCACGTTCCACGACAGGGCCAGGAGCGGGCCGCCGATCAGGTACAGGTCGTCCAGGGCTCCGGTCATCGGCCCGGCGAGGCAAGCGCCGGTCAGCCACGCCGACCCGGCCGCCACAGTGATCGCGGAGTGCAGACGGCGCTGCTGGCTGGTGGACTTACCCGCCCACCAGGTGGCGCCGGTCAGGGCGACGGAGGCGAGGGTGAGACCGACACCGGCACCGGCGTTGCCCTCCCACCGCCAGTTGCCGAGGGCTCCGGCGATGCCGACGCCGGCGACGCCGATCCACGGCGGGAGGTGCGGCTGAAGGCGTCGCACCAGGTAGGCCCGGGTGCTGCCGGACGTGGCCGGGGTGGTCACCAGCGCGGGCACGTTCTCGTTGTCCTTGCGTCCCATGGTCGTGACTCCTTACTGGTCGGCCCAGTTCATGCGCGGACGCTCGGGGCGCTTGGCGCGGTGACGGACGGCGTTGATCTCCTGCTCGAACTCGTGGGTGTAGACCGAGTAGCAGGCGGCGGCGTTCTTCGCGGCGGACTGGAGGGCGCTGGCGGCCTTGCGCATCTTCCGGGCGACCTTCGCGGCCCTGATCTTCGACCCGAACGACTTGCCCTCCGGGTCGGGGACCTGCGACAACGTCGCGTTCAGGATCTCCGCGCCCATCGCGACCTCGATGGACAGGGTCACCGCGGCGGCCCGCAGGCTGTTGCAGTAGTTCCGGGTCTGCGCCGGCGACCAGAACTCCGGCGGGGGCAGCAGCGACTGGGCCTTCGCCTTCGCGCCCTGCTGGCCGGCCCTGTTGTTGTTGATCGTGACGTTGACCGGCGGAACCATGGTGCTGCCCAGGCCGCCCAGGAACCCGCCGGCGGCGGCGCCCGCGTTGGCGAACTTGTTGCCCTTCGGGTTGGCTCCGTTGCGGGGCTGGTTGACGGTGCGGCGTGCGCCGTTGCTGGAGGCCATGGGTCAGTACTCCTTCTGGATGCGGTATCCGCCGGCGATGAGCGCGGCGGCTTCCTTGCGGTACTCGGATGCGGTCGACAGGGAGACCCCGAACGCTTCGGTGATGGCCTCCAGCGGCAGCTGGTCGGCCTGTCCGGCGTGCCGGGCGGTGACGGTGCGGGCGACCTTGCGGACCGCCCGTTCACGGGGGGACAGCTTCAACTGGTCCTCGGCTTCGACCGCCCGCAGCTCGGCTTCGGCGGCGGCGGCGCGGACTTCGGCGGCGCGGCGCTTCGCTTCGGCGGCGTCCGCTTCGGCGCGGGCCTTCTCCGCCGCCAGGGCGGCGGCCTGCCGCTCGTTGTCCGCGGCGCGGCGCTTCGCTTCGGACGCGGCCTGCTCGGCTTCGGCAGCACACCGGTTCACTTCGGCGGCACGGGCTCGCGCTTCGGACGCGGCCTGCTCGGCTTCGGCAGCACGCCGCTCGGCTTCGGCAGCGTCCGCCGACTCGACCGCGCGGGCGGCCTCCAGAGCGATCCGGGCCTGTGCCTCAGCGGCTGCCTGCGCCTCGGTGACGGTGGCCTGAGCCTGCGCCGAGGCCGCCGTCTCGTCTGCCTGCGCGGCAATCTCAGCGGCCCGAATGTCACGCTCGGTGCGAATGCTCGCCATGCGGCGCTCGGCGGCCCGGCGCTCAGCGCGCGCCTGTGCCTCCAGCTCGAGGACCTCTTCCTGCTCCGCGCGCAGCTGCTCGGCCTCGGCCGCCTGGCGGGGCAGGGCGAGCGCTTCGTCGACTGTCAGGCCGTACTTGGCCATCGTCAGGGGCAGCAGTTCGTCGGCCTTCGCCCTCCGCCGCCAGCCGCGCCCGTACTTGCGCTGGAGCATCGCCGCGTACACGGTGCGCTCCTGCTCAAGCTCCACGGTCTCCTGGTACGAGCTGGTGTTCCACAGCTTCATGCGGCGCCACAGGGCGGCTGTGCGGGCCGGAGAGAGCACCCAGCGGGCCAGGGGCACGGTGGTGACGTCACACCCGAGTTCGTCGTCAGAGGCCCTGACGAACAGCCGGCGGGCGGCTTCCACGGCGACGATGAACAGGACCGGGATCACGCCGTGCATGGCGGTGCCGATCGGGTCCGCGGTCACCGGGCCGGGAGCGGCAGCCGCGTTGAACACGATCGTCGCCACGGTCATCAGGTGGGCGACCGTCCGCACCAGCGGCCACGGAGTGTGACGGCGGATCATGAACAGGTCCAGGGCGTACAGGACGACGATCCCGGCGTCGATGCCGATCGGGAACGCGTAGGAGAAGTCCCCGAAGCCGCGGTCGAAGGCGAGGTCCCGGAGGGTGTTGTAGGAGCCGGTGAAGCCGATCCCGGCGAGGATGATCCCGCCGACGATGGCGACTGCGGTGAGGGCGCGTCCGGAACGGCGGGCGGCCCTGTCCGAAGCCGAGGGGGCCGTCTCCGGAACGGATCGCGTCGCGTCCGAAGCGGGCGGGCGCGGAGCCGAAGCCGGGCCCGCCGCGTCCGGAACGGCGGTGGGCGCTCCCGAAACGGGCGCGGCCGGGGCCGAAGCACGGGGGAGGGTGGCGAGCTTCATTCGTGGACTCCTGGTGCAGTCGAAGGGGTGGAGGTGGACTGACGTCTCCCCGCGCTCCCGCCCGTCCGGAATGCCGTACGGGCGGGAGAGGCAGGCGTCAGGCGGCGCGCTCGGTGTGCCAGTCGTGGAGGGCGTCCAGCCGGTACGGGTGGAGGCGGTAGGCGATCCACTCGTCACCGGTGCTCGGCATCTCGCCCTCGGGGCCGGCCATCTCCACCGCCAGCGGCAGACCGGCCTTCAGGTCGGACAGGTACGACTCAATGCCATCGGCGACGGCGACCGGGTACTCGGGGGCCCCGAGCGTCGCGGACAGCAGCCGCTCCCGGACCGGGCCCAGCGCCCGGAACAGCAGGCTGTCGACGGACGCGGCGACCAGGTAGCCCGCGCACAGGGCGGCCGCCAGGGCGATCAGGGAGAGCGGCGTCACCTGCGCGTCCAGGTCGACGTTCATGGCGTGCAGGGAGCTGATGGCGACGGCCCCGCCCGCGGCGAGGGTGACCAGCGGGATGGTGCGGTCCAGGATGTTGAGCTTGGTCTGCGGCTTCATCGCAGTGCCTCCGGGTTGGTGTTGGTGATCAGGCGGAGAGAGGGTCGGGGGAGGCCGCGCCCGGCAGCTTCGGCGGCGCGGCACAGCGCGTTGAGGGTCTTCAGGTCGACGTCCACCTCGCCGACCGGCGTGCCGTTCGCGAGGCGGAGGGTCATGCGGACCGCGGGGAACTCGGGGCTGGCGGCGGCGGCCAGGTAGGTGGAGCGCAGGAGCGCCTGGGCGGCGATGTGCGCGCGCTGGTTGCCGCTCACCGGGCTTCCCCCTTCAGCACGCGCCGCTCCTTGGAGGTCAGCCCCCCGGCGACGCCGTGCTGCTGCTTGCCGTTCGGCCTCAGTGCGGCAGCCCGGCACGGGTCGATGAACGGGCACTCCCGGCACAGTTCCTTGGCGACGGCGATGCGGCGGCGGGCCAGCTTCTGGTCCATCGCCCCGGCCGTGTCGTCGTTGAAGAACAGCGGCGCCAAGCCGGTGCAGGCGGGCCGGACACCGTCCCCGCACAGCCGGCCGTCACGGGCGGCGAGCTGCACGGCGTGCACGGTGGCGACGTCGCTGAGGGAGTAGGCGTAGGCGTTGGAGTCGACCGGCCAGCGGGGGAGGTTGTGCAGCTTCACCCAGCGGGCCAGCGTCGACATCGACACGGCGTGCCCGGACTGGTTGAAGAAGTCGGTGAGGAAGGTGAGCGGGCGAAGGTCCGCGGGGTAGCCCTCGGAGCGCTGCACGCCGCGCGGGCTGCTGGCCTTCACGTAGCCGAGGTCGCGGTAGGTCCAGCGGCGGCGCAGTCCCGGGCGGGGCGCGCAGTGCCTGTTCGCGCACTGGGCGGTGCCCCGGATCGGCAGCAGGGTGAAGCATCCGCAGGCCGGGCAGGCGCGGGTGCGGACCGTCTCGGTCTGCTCCGCCAGCTCCTCCGCCTCCATGACGAACGCGTCGCGGATGGCGACGGCCTCCATGCGGCCGAGGGGCGAAGCCTCACGGGTGAGGCGGGCGGCGCGGGCGACGACGTCCCGGCCTTCCTGCTGCTTGTCCAGCACCTTCGTGTTCACGGGCGTCCCTCCCTCGATTCGTGTGGTGGTGCGGGCGGCGGTCTGCCGGTCGGGCCGGCGGCCGGTCGATCCGGCGGTGGTCCAGTAGGTCTGTGAGAGAGCAGCGATCCACTGCTCAGGTGTTGCGGGCATGGCGGTCCCCCGGGCGGTGCGTACTGCGGTGTGGTGCGCGAGTGCGCTGGGGCCCGGCAGAGGGGGGTGCGTGACGCTGCCGGGCCGACCCGGGGTCAGATCAGCGGATCGACCGAGGTGACCGAGATGTACGTGGTGCGGGGGTCCTCAGCGAACGGCTGACGGGCGACGCCGTGGACCGTGATCTCGGTGCCGTCCATCAGGCACATCGAGAACTCGGTGAGGACGTCGGTGTCGGCGGCCGCGTAGGTGGCCTGCCCGAACTCGTTGATGAGCTGGAAGGTGGCGCGCGGTGCGTCGATGGTGCCGTGCTCGCGGATGTCGTGGACGGTGCCGGCGGCGATGACGCGGGTGCCGTTGGTGAGGGTGTTCAGGCGGGCGGCGCGGCGTCCGGCTCGGTCGCCGGCGAAGACGACGAGATCTGCGGACGGCGTGCCGTAGGGCTGGGTGACACCGGGGCGGGGGTCCTGGCTACTCTGTTCCATGCAGATCGCGCTCCTGGCTTCATCAGGCAGTTGTGGTCTGCCGGGTCCTACGGGGCCCCCGAGAGGTCCAGGCGTCCAACCGCCTGGGCCTTTCGGCGTATCTGGACCGCCGTCGTTCTCCGACAACTGAGACTCTGTCAGCCCCCTTATAGTCTGTCAACCCTAGACGTGCTAACTTCGTTCTCGTCACCAACACTTGAGGAGACGTCATGCCGAAGTTGGAGCAGTCCAGGCCCCCCTACGTTCAGATCTGCGACCACTACAAGAGCCTGATCACGAGGGGTGACCTGTCGCCGGGGGACCCGATTCCGACCCTCCGGAAGATCGCCGAAGAGTGGGGCGTCAGCCAGGTCACCGCATCGAAGGCAGTCAACCTGTTGCAGGACGAGGGGCACGTGAAGATCGGCGGCCCTGGACTCCGCACCGTTGTCGTGGACCCCAAGACCGTGAACCGCAACGGCCACGACAGGGCGAAGTCGGTACGACGGACCGGCCGCATCTACACCCCGGGCGAGTACGCAAAGATCCAGACGGCCGAGATCGTCAACGCTCCGGACCACGTCGCCGACGCGCTCGGTCTCACCGGCCCGAACCCGATGGCGATCCGTCGCGTGCGAGTGACCTACGGACCCGACGACCAGCCGGTCAGCGCATCTACGTCCTGGTACGACGCGGCCCTCGCTGACAGCTCGCCGAAGCTGCTCGTGACCGAGCGGATCCTGGAGGGCAGTTGGGGCTACGTCGAACAGCAGACGGGAAAGAAGGCCACCCGCGGGCGCGACCAGATCTCAACTCGGCTCGCGACCGCGGAAGATGCGCAGATGCTCGGCATCGAACTGCCGGCCGCCGTGAAGGTGTCGACGACGTTCCTGTGGACCGACGACGGATTCGTCGTGGAGTACGGCGTCAGCGTCGCCGGAGCCGGTCGTGAGTCGACCTACGACTACACCCTGTCGGACGACGACGAGTGACCAACGCACATTTGCAACCTTGCAGGTCAGGGCGTTAATCGGATGAGCGTAGGGAACGTGTCGCCGGATCTGTGTCAGGGTCTGCTGTACGGCGTTTCGTCTGCGCCACACAACAGACCTAGGAGTCACGCCATGCCCTACACCAAGCCGGTACTGACGCCGGACTGGATGCGGCTTGCGGAGGCCGCCGCTTACCTCGGCTGCCACCCGGACACGGTCCGCAACCGCATCACCGCAGGGACGATCACCGGCGTGCGAGTGCTCCGCTTCGACGGGGTGCTCCGCGTCAACCGTGAGGACTGGGCCCGGTACATGGACAGCGTCACCGTCCAGCCGGCCGCAGTCTCCTAGACGCGCAGAAGCCCGGCGCGGGGTACGCCGGGCTCCAACTGCGTTTGCGCTGGTCGGCCGGGAAGACCGGCCAGTGCGTTGTCTCTACCACTAGAGAAGTCTGGGTTCCGGGAAGGTCCCCACAGGCGAGACTACCTTCCACCGGGAAGGGTCGGTAGTCAGGCCGGGGATGACTCGGGTCTCAGTACTTCGCTTACCGCAAGGGAAGTACCCAAATGGCGAGCGCCGCCAACAGCCCAGGCAGAGAGCTCAAGATGCCTCTGCGAGCCCCGGGGCACCCCGAGGAAGTCGTCTTCGTCACCATCACCGCCGACGAGGTCATGTCCATCACTGACGTCGTCGACCCGGCCGTCCTCATGTACTGGCGGACCTTTGAGGCGGTAGGGCAGCAGGCCACCGCAGAGTCCGTCTGGCACCACATGGCCGACCAGGGCATGCGAGACGACGACGCCCCGGTCATCAAGCTCCAAACCGTGCTGGACGCTGTCGACCGGCTTGCCGCTCGTGGGCTGCTGTCTCCCGCCTCGGGTGATGCCGAATGAGCGCCGGCCAGCAGGACGCTTTCGACCAGACGTTCACGTCGTCTCGGGTCGTCCGGGCCTGGGAGCCGCCCGAAGAGGTCGTCATCCCGTACGCCCTCGCCACGTCACCCGACCTGGACTTCGACGATTACGGCGTGCTCATCCGCCTACTGATCCGGAACCCGAACCAGCCCTCCAGCGTGCTCGGGCTGCTGGAGGAGTTCCGCGCGGGCGGCTGGACGCTCAGCGAACGGGACCTTCGGAAGATCATGCGGCGGCTGAAGAAGGCTGGCCACGTGGAGCACAAGCGGGAGTACAACCCCGAGACGAAGCGTCCGGAATGGACGTTTCGCGTGTACCGGAACCCGGCCAACAACGCGGCATACGTCCGCGGGGGCGTCCAGGAAGCGTTGCAGGTCAGGCCGATCGGGACACCCTGTCCGGATCGGAGCCCGGAAGGCGCTTCCGATCGGGACACCCTGTCCGGATACGCAGGTCAGGCCGATCGGGACACCCTGTCCGGATCGGAGCCGATCGGGACACCCTGTCCGGATCGGGAACTGTCAATCGTTGCAGGTCAGGCCGATCGGGACACCCTGTCCGGATCGGAAGCGTCCCCCCCACACCCCCCGGAGGAGGTAACTACCTCCTCCCCCTACCCCCACACTGACGGCGCACGGCAGCACCCGTCACAGACGGAGGAGGGGGAGGGGGACCGCTTCGCGCAGGAAGACCTCACCGCTGCGGCCAAGCTCCTCCAGCTGCTGCCGGACCCCTGGACACAGGGAAGGCCGAACGCCCGACGTCTCGCTCCGCTGCTGCTTGCCGTCATGGCCGAACAGGAGTGGCCGCCCATCGGAGAGGTCAACCGCAAGCTGCTGGTCGCTCAGCTCACCAGGAACCCCGGCAAGATGACGAACCCGTTCCGGATGCTCCAGAAGGAACGCATCCCGAACCTGCCGCTTTACGAGGCCGTCACCCGGACCACCGTTCCGCAGCCGAGTGGGGCCCCTGACACGCCTGCCGAGATCGAGTGTGACAAGGGATGCGACCGCGGCTACATCGAGATCGACGACCGCGTAGCCCCCTGCGACTGCCTCCCCCAGCGGCAAGCCGCCGCCATCTGACCCCGCACGCACCGCGGCGGCCGGTAACTCCCTCGCCAGGGCCGGCCGCCGCACAGAACCCGAAGGGCTCACACCATGAGTATCCCCGCACAGACCACCGATGTCCCCCCTGCCGACATGTGGGAGGACGACCAGCGCAACACGCGGACGTTCGAGCGCATCCCTCCGCAGGACCTCGACGCGGAGCAGTCCGTCCTGGGCGGCATGCTGCTCTCCAAGGACGCCATCGGCGTCGTCGTCGACATCCTGGGCAAGCCGCGCCCCAAGGTCTTCTACAAGCCCGCGCATGAGCTGATCTATCAGGTCGTCTTCGAGATGTGGGCCGACGGCCACCCGGCCGATCCCGTCACCGTGGGCGCCGAGGTCACCCAGCGCGGGCAGGCCGCCCGGATCGGCAGCGTCGGCTACCTGCACACCCTCGTGCAGACCGTGCCGACCGCCGCGAACGCCGGCTACTACGCCGAGATCGTGCTGGAGCGCGCGAAACGGCGCAGCGCCATCGAGGTGGCCACGGAGGTCGTCCAGCACGGCTACTCCGACGACCTCGACACCGACGCGCTCATCGACAAAGGCCTGGCCGGCATGCAGGACCTCACCGCGGCCACGATGGATGCTCCGAAGCGATCCGTGGCCGACCGGTGGCAGGACTTCCTGGACGACCTGGAGAGCGGCCCCGACGACAGCGTCATCGACAGCCCGTACAAGGACCTCAACGAGATCCTCCCCATCGAGGCGGGAGACGTCATCACGATCGGCGCAGAGACGTCCGGCGGTAAGTCCCTCGTGGCGCTCCAGTGGGCTGCCCACGTTGCGATGAAGCTGGGCAAGCCGACGCTGGTGTTCTCCATGGAGATGAACGCCAGGGTGCTGATGGCTCGCCTTACGGCCTGCACGGCCAAGGTCGACCTGGGCCGGCTGATCCGCAGGGAACTCACCGAAGACGACTGGCAGAAGATCGCCCGCGTGTCGGACCAGATGGCCAACACCCACAACTTCATCCTCGAGGACGACGGCTCGGTCACGCTCAACACGATCCGCGCCCGCGCTCGCTGGATGGCTTCCCAGGGGATGCCCGTCGGGCTGATCGTCGTGGACTACCTCCAGTTGATGGAGGCCGAGGGCAGCAGCTACAAGGGCAACCGGACTCAGGAGGTGTCCGACATCTCGCGCGGGCTGAAGCGGATCGCGATGGACTTCGACGTGCCGGTCATCTCCCTGGCTCAGTTCAACCGCGAGGCCAAGGACCGCAAGCCGCAGGTGACGGACTTCAAGGAGTCCTCCAGCATCGAGCAGGACTCCAGCGCCATCCTGCTGATGTACTCCCCTCGCAACGAGGAGGGCGAGGTCATCGCCCCGGACGAGGTAACGATGATCGTGGCGAAGAACCGCAACGGCATCCGTAACCGCGAGATCAAGCTCATCAAGCGTGCGCACTACGCGCGGCTGGACAACTACGCGCAGGCCTGATCCCGGCCGCGCAACGGGCCCGCACCGGCACCCCCGGGCGGGCCCGTTTCGTGTTCCCGCTGCTCACGACCCGTGGGGGATGAGCGAGGGGAACACCTCGGCAGATCTGTGCCAACCTTGAATCAAGGCGCGGGGCCTTACACGAAAGGGATCTCCTGATGGAGTCTCAAGTGAGCGCCACGGCCCGGCGCATCGCCCGCTTCTGGGCCGACGGCCACCAGCGATCTGACGCCGCGATCCGCGGCTACGCCCGACAGGTCCAGGACCACCTCGACCACCAGGCCGACGAGGACCACCTCCGGCGGCTCGCCGCATGGATGAGCCTGGAGCAGCCGGCCCTGCTCGACCTCGACATGGCGATGCGCATGTCCGGCGCACCCCGCCCCGAGATCGTGGCCCGCTCCGGGCACCCCTGCCAGTGCCGCGGCGGGTCCGCCCGACGAGGTGGAGCCCCGGCGCCGTCCCTGGTCCGCCAGCTCATCCGCAGCCCCTACACCCGCGCAGCCTGACCACCGTGCCTTCCCGGAACGGAGCACCCACGTGAACGCCTGCACGATCTGCGGCTACGCCCTCCACGGCGCCCGCGCCCTGTGGACCTGCTGCCAGCGCTGCCAGGACCGCATCACCAGCCTGCTCGGAGACATCGAGCAGATGTGGCCGCGCCTCGCCGACGCCCTGGAGCCGATCCGCGGGCACTCCGGTCCGCGCGTCTCCGGCACCGCCGCGCCGGCCTCCCCGGTCGCCGACCGCATCCTGGCCCTGTACGGGCCCCTCGGTGTCCCGACCCGCCTGTACCACCAGTACGCCGCCCTCGCCCTCGCCCGCCGCATACAGCCCGCGAGTCTCCCGCCCGGCGAGGACCACCGCGTCCGCCTCGCCCTGTACGGCATCCGCAAACACCTGCCCTGGGCGGTGCAAGGCGTGGACCTGTCCGAACTGCCCTACGCGCTGGACCGCATCGCGCGGGACCTCACCGGCGTCACCGGCGGCACCGACTCCCCGGCCGTGCCCTGCCCGGCGGAGCTCCCCGACGACGCCGGCCGCTGCACCGGACGGATGCGCTACGACCGGGACCGGTCCACCGCCTACTGCCGCGCCTGCCGCACCGAGCTGATGCCGGGGGAGTGGCTGGAGGTGTGGGTGAAGCTCGGGCAGCCCGCCTGACCCCAGGCATGACGAAGGCCCCGCACCCTCTGCGTCGCCCCCGACGAAGGATGCGGGGCCTGTCTGCGCCCCCGCGCCCGGCTATGCGTCCATCATCCCGCAGGCCGGCCACCTCGTTGCCCCCGCCACTGGGTCACCAGACAGCTAGCTGGCAAACTCACTAGCCCGCTCGCCAGCAAGCTGCGACAGCCAGCGAGCGGACAAGCCAGCAAGCCAGCTAACCCCCAGGAGAACCACATGGCACACCGCGTAGCCGTGGCCAACAACAAGGGCGGAGTCGGGAAAACCACCACCGTCGTCCGCCTCGCCGAAGGCCTCGCCAAAGCCGGGCACCGCGTCCTGGTCGTCGACATGGACCCCCAGGGCAACGCCTCCCGCCGCCTCGGATGGGCCTACAACCCGGACGCCCCCCAGCTCACCATCAGCGAAGCCATCCAGGCCGACCGGGAAGGCTCCGTCGCCCAAGTCGTCCAGCCGATCGGCTGGGATGTTGACTACGCCTCCCGCATCGCTCTCGCCCCCGCCCGCCTCGAGCTGGAGAACCGGATGAGCGAGGCCGGCATCGTCGGCGCCTGGCGCCGGCTGACCAAAGCCCTCGAAGGAGCCGACGACCACTTCGCCTACACCCTCATCGACTGCCCGCCCTCGCTGTTCCACCTCACCCAGCTCGCCCTCGCGGCCGCCGACTCCGTCGTCATCGTCAGCGAACCCGAGTACGACTCCGTAGAGGCCGCCGTCCGTGTCCGCGACTTCATCCGCGCCCGCGCCGTCGAACTCGCCAACCCTGACCTCGCCCTCGCCGGCGTCATCGTCAACGCCAAGCAGAACCTCGCCTCCCACGCCGACCAGCTCGCCAGCATCCGCGAACTGTTCGGCTCCCTCGTGTGGGACCCGGTCGTACCCCACCGCTCGATCCTGGTGGACGCCGACGGAGACGAGATCCCCCTCACCGAGGTCCGGGGCGAGAAGGCCGGCGAGGTGCGCGCCGTCTATGAACTGCTGGCCCAGACGATGGCGAAGGCGGTGCCCGCGCCGTGACGTCCCGCCGGCCCCGCAAGACCGTGTCGGACAACAGCAACCCGGCGCTGACACCGAACGCGGACCGACTGCACGTCGGCGACATCGCTCCGGCCCCGCCGTCAGCGCCGCCGAAACCGGACAAGCCCAAGCGGGTGCCCTTCGGCTCCTACATCGACCCCGAGCTACAGAAGGAACTCCGAGTGGCGTGTGCGGTCGACGGCATCGAGATTCGGGACGCTCTGGACGCGGCTCTGCGGCTGTGGCTGGAGCAGCGGCAGGCCGGTTCACCAGAGGGTTAGCCAGCGAGCTGACAAGTCAGCAAGCCAGCAAAGGCAACTAGTCAGCTAGCTGGAAAGTCAGCTCGCTGGCTAGTAGGGTCATGAGTGCTGGCTAGCTGGCTAGCTGGACGTCTCACCGGCGTCCCTGGCTGCCCCGGTCCGACTGCGAAAAGCGGCGGGGTGGCCGGCCGGGAACCGCAGCGCCCGGCCGGCTTCGGCCTCACCCCCACGGCACCGCCCCCGATGGTTCTCGAAACCTCGGGGGCGACGCCGTTTCGTGCCGGGGAACCGCGACCGTCCATCGGGGGACACTCGCCGTGTACGCATCCCGCGCCGACCCGGAGGCACCCCCTCGTGAACCTGGCCGTCACCCTCGCCGTCCTCGCCGTCCTGTTCCTGGCCCTGCCGTGGCTGGCGATCGTGTTCAGGGCCTACTGCGACGCCGTGAACCGGTTCGTCACCCGCCGCCGCACGGCCAGGGGCGCGTGAGCCGCACCGCCCGTCAGAACAGCCCGACCGGCTCCGGCGCGGTGTCCGCAATTGCGGACACCGAAGGGTCACCGTCGGGGGAGACGAACAGCAGCAGCGCGCCCGCCGGCGCCTGAACCGGCTTCAGCGAACCCGGGCAGGACCGCAACTCGGGATCCCGGCCGCCCGCCGGATCATGGCGGTACACCAGACCCCGCCGGGTGACGGCGACGTCACGGGAACACACGGGGCACTCGGTCCGGGGAAGCGCAGCCATGGGGAGCAGTCTGCCCGACCGTCAAGGCACTCGGATAAGATGCGATATCCGAGCCTGTTGGGGCCCTGTATCCGGCATATGACGGAGTGGAAGATGGACGACGAACCGTTGAGCGGTGAACTGCTCTCCGCAGCATCCCCGCAGGTGGGTGATCACCTTCCGGACGTCGTCGACCCCGCGGCCGCCGTCCTCGCCGCCCTCGACCAAGCCGCCTCGAAGTACCTCGCCGACAACCGCCCTCAGAAGACCAAGGACGGCTACAAACGCGACTGGGAGCTCTGGCTCGAGTTCCTCGACTGGCTGGAGCCCCGCCTCGGCAGACGGCCCGCCGACACCGACGTCACCAAGGGCACCATGGTGTCGTTCGTCGTCTGGCTGGACCAGGTGAAGAAGGCAGCCCCCAACTCCATCGACCGGCGCATCACGGGAGTCACCGTCACCGCCCGCCGCGAGCACGGCGTCACCGTGCCCAAGGAGGCCACCAAGGCCGCCCGCGAAGCGCTGAAGCCGATGAAGAAGGACCCCCAGCGAATCGCGCGCGGCCGCGGCAAGGCGAAGGCGGCCAACCCGGCTCAGATCCGGCAGATGAACACCGCGGAGCCCCAGCCGACCGCCACCCGCAAGAAGCACGTCCCCCCGGAGAACGCCCTGTTGCGCGACCGCGCCCTCGCCGCCATGGCGTTCGCGATCGGCGGCCGCGCCTCCGAGGTGTCCGAGCTCACCGTCGACGGCATCAAGCTCGAGGGGGAGGGCCTGGTCGTCTCCGTTCCCTCGGTGAAGGACCGCCCGGCCCGAGACGTGCCCGTCGCGTTCGGCCAGCACGCCGCCACCTGCCCCGTGCGCCTCTGGCTTGCCTGGAAGGAAGTCCTCGGACGCACCACCGGCCCGGCGTTCGTCCCCGTCAACGAGGCCGGCCGCCTCGGGGAGCGCCGCCTGTCCCCGGACGGCTGCCGCATCGCCATCACCCGCGCCGCCCAACGTGCCGGGATCGACACCCGCCTGACCGTCCACAGCATGCGCCGCGGCCTGGTCACCACCGGCCGCAAGGAGAAGAAGCGCGTGGAGAAGCTGCGCGCCCAGACCGGCCACGCCGCCAACTCTCCCGTCTTCTGGGAGTACGTCGAAGAGGGCGAGATGTGGGAGGACGCCGCCACCGACGGCATCGGCCTGTGACCGAAGTTCCGTAAAGATCAGCCCCCGAGAGGAACCCCCGATGCACAAGCGGCTCACCGACAAGCAGGCCCAGGCCGTCATCGACGGCGCCGAACTCATCAAGGCCCCCGACTGGCGCGAGTCGAGCACCTGGCACGTCGTCGACGCCGACGGCGCCGTCCTGGTCGTCGTCTCCCCGTCCTACGGCGGCACCGGCGCCTCCGGCCGCAACGGCTGGAAGCAGCACCTCGCCGCCCTCGGGCCGTCCGGCTCCCGTGACCGCTGGAAGACCCGCGAACAGGCTGCCGCCCACGGCCTCGGAGCCTGGAAGCGCTGGGCCACCGCCGCCCGTTGATCACCCGAACGGAGCGGGGGGAACACGCGGCCGAATGTTGATCACACTGGACATATGGCCCGACTGCTTCCTGCCGACCTCGCCGCCCGCGCCGCCGGCGTCAAGCCCGCGACCCTGCGCGACTGGCGGCGCCGCGGACTCATCACCCCCGCCGGCGGCACCGAACGGAACCCCCTGTACGCCCTCGAGGACATCCACGCCGCGCGACAGGCCCCCAAGCCCCGACGGCAGTCCCAACAGGCTGCCTGACCTGCATCGTTGCGGGGCCACGATCCAAGGGCCACGATCACGCGCAGGTAGAACAACTCTGCCCAAATGGCCCGGAGCCCCGTTCTCACACCCCGCCGACAACGGGGTTCCGTCATCTGCGGCCCGCCGGCGCATCCCCCCGCGCCGCGGGCCGTCCGCGTTCACGAGCCCCGCCTGTCCGGGAAGCAGCCGCGAGCGGCACGTGAACCCTGGCCCCTGCCTCGGAGCCGACACCGAGGCAGGGGCCGACCACTTCCCACCGACTTCCCGGCCTCCACCAAGGAGCCCCGCATGGCCACGCTCACCACCCGCGAACTCCGGGTCATCGCCGCCATCGTCGACGGCCTCAACAACGCCCGCACCAGCAACGCCCGCCTGGGCGTGCCCACCACTCCCGACGTGTTCCCCGCACGCTTCCCCAACGGCTTCATCGCCGTACTCCGCTGGACGGAGGGCGTACACAGCGACGACCCCAAGCGGCAACGCTTCATCGAGCGATGCGCACGCCACCGTGAGGGCTACGTCCTCGACCTCGACACCCCCGCCGTCGTCGCCGACGCCATCCCCCTCCAGGACCCGCAGGGCGCCAAGCGCCAGACCCGCCGCCGCGGCCGCGTGGAGATCCGCATGGAAGGCCAGCAGGGAGACATCACCGAGTACCTGAACGGACTCCCCCGACAGACACGCGGCGGCACGGCATGATGTCCCCCTCACCAGCAATCCCAGGGGGGACCATGCGCACCCGCACCACCATCGGCATCCTCGCCGTGCTCGCCGTCACGCTCACCGCATGCAGCAGTAGCGACAGCAGCGACCAGGCCGACCACAAGCCCAGCAAGCTCACGCCTGAACAGAACGCCAGCATCGACGCCGCCAACGGAATCCCGCCCGAGCCCAAGCCCGCCGCCCGCGCCGCCTACATCGCCGACCTCGACGCCATCCACAAGGACATCGTCCACGGCAAACCCGACAAAGCCATCGACCGCGGGCGCAACCAGTGCAGCAGCATCAAGCAAGGGCAGGACCGGGCCAAGCTGATCGAGACCACGAACTTCCGGTTCAGCAGCCCAGACCACCCCAACGGGCACGGCACGGACATCGCCGAGCAGATCCTGGACGTCGTCCACAAGAGGCTCTGCCCCGACTTCTGACCCACACCACCCAGGCCCGGCCAGTGCACACCAACACGGCCGGGTCTCGGCATGTTCAGGGAGATGATGATGCGCCTCAACGCCGAGAGGGCCGTCAGGCAGATCGAGCGCAGGGACGCACGAGGCGCCGAGCAGTACCGCGCCGAACTCAAGTACTTCCACTACAGGCCCCGCGTCGTCCTCAGCACACCGCACGAGGACTACTACCAGGGCACGCACACGTTGTCCGCACTACCTGGCGCATCCGCCTACCCGTGGCCTCATGCCCACACGTAAGGCCATGCAGGTCTGCCCGACACCAGGCTGCCCCACGCTCACCCCGAGCGGACGATGCCCAGCCTGTGAAGCCAAGGCCAGAGCAGACCGACCACGGCACAAGGACGCAGGACGAGGAGCAGCCTGGCGCAAGGCCAGTGCCGACTACCTGCTCACCCATCCGTACTGCATGTGCGACGAGTGCTCGCTCCTTCCTCCCCTCCAGCGTGACCGAGCAACCGAGGTCGACCACATCGACGGACTCGGACCACTCGGACCCCGAGGCTTCGACCCCACCAACTGGCAAGCCATGAGCAAGCGCCACCACAGTCGCAAGACAGCGCGCGAGACATGGGGCCACGCGTAACTGACCGTGAGCGACCCAGGGGGGTGACCCCCAGCCGGCCCGGGGGGAAG